TTTTTTTTTAAAGTATCACTATTCGGACATTTCGGTCAAGTCATCAACTTTGCGACCTTCGCCTTTTGGATTTCTTCCACTTACTGTGGCTGGTCCATCAGACTGATTGTTTGTTCTTTCAGTGTCCCGTGCTCTGTTTGCATTATCGTTTGCTGCCTGTTCTGGCTTTGGATCAAACGGTTCGTTGCCACCCTCTATTTGAGGAAGTCCAAGAATTTCTCGTCCTTCATTTGGCATCATAACCTGAGTCTTAACAAGTCGCTCAATGATCTGTGACTGAGCAATTTCATCTGTAAGCGTAAGTTCATTAAACTTAAACTCCAAAATATCTGTCTTTTCTTTTATGATCTTATTAATCATTTTCTCAAGATTTCTTTGTGCTGGTCTTGCAACCTGCTCTTTAAATGTGCGGTCTTGTGAAAGTGCTGCTGCAATCGCTGCTGAATCAGAACCACCAATCTTAGAAAGAGGCACCTGATGTGCAACAAGAATGTCATCTCTGTTTTGCTTTCTGTATTCTTTAAATGATGCTTCTTGAATTCCATTTTCTACAGGATCCATCTTAAACTCTACCTTGTTGGTGTCAGAGTCTCCTGGCAATGGAATGTAAAGGGTTCTATGGTTTTGTCCCTTAAGACCAGTCTGCAAAAATCTAAACATCTTGTCTTCTGCCTCAGCAGATAACTTTGCACCCTTAAGAGTTACAACGTATCTTGGAGTTGCTTTGTTCTGAAAGTAATCGATGTTGTACTGTGATGCAAGTTGATCTCCGTGAAGTGATCCAATTGCAGACATAATATCTGGAACACCATAAAAAGTATTTAGTGGTGAATATTCTTTAAAATGAATAATCTCGTTTGGACGGGCATCTGTTCCAAGAGGATTTGCATTTGTTGCTCCAAAGTTACGGAAGTAAACTACCTTATTTGCAATGACCTGAACAAAGCCGTCACGAAGACGACGAACACGCATTGTTGTAGATGGGATATGACCAACATATCCAATGTCTCCACGGACTGTTCTTCCTACTTCAAGGTATCCATTTCCTGTTGCCTGTAGATCAGTAAATACTTTTTCCATTGTTGTAGTAAATGAGTCTTCTGTGTTTAAAGATTCTAGCCAATCGCTTAACTCAATTTTGGCTCTTTCAATTCTTCTACGTGCATTCTCTGCTGTCTTTGGCTCTGATGCTTCTAACTTAAGTATTGTTCTTTGAGAAACCTTAAACTCATAACCAAGACCAACAATATTTTCTACCTTAGCATCAATTGCTGCGTGGTTTGCAAATGAGGTGTCATAGAAACTTGCAAGTTCATAAAGATTCCATGGTGGAGTAATTACATCAAAAAGTCCATAAGCGTTTCTAAATACTGTTCCTGAGTTAATTTCTTTAGACTTTGCTCCGTCACGACCAGTGCTTTCTGCTCGTGAACTTTCTATGTATGCTGGAGTTGCTTCTCCTTTTAGTACACGAGTTGTTCTTCTTTTAAAGTTACTGTCAAGTCCCTGCAAATCTTTGATAACATCCCAAGATTGATTAAAAGGGTCTTGCTTTGTAAATGTGTCGTCTTCTGGAAGTGGGACATCAGTTTTTGCTCTAATAAAAAGTTCTTTATCTTCACTCACTAGTCATCACTTCCATATTTAGCAATTGTATCTTTGGCTGCCTGTACTGCACCAAGGTCGTTCATAGAAGGAATGTATCCTTCTGAAAGTCTTTGCTTTTGTTCAGAGTATTCTTCTTCTGAGATTCTTGTTAGACCTGGTACGAATACACAGGTACCATCTCCTTCATCCCCGTAATATTTTGCAGCCTCTTTAAGTTTGGATATCTGGAAGATGTCACCCTTCATTGATTGAATATTTAAAACAGAGCCATTTCCATCTGTAAACCATTTTCCATTAGCCTTTTTATAAACATATAGGCCCCAGTCATAGTGCTTTTCAATGACTCGTGCACGGGATTCTCCCACTTGCCCTTTCATTTTGGGCAAAGCCTTCTTCTTTTTACGTGGATCTTGAGTATTCATATACTAAAGTATACCACATTAGACAGCAGTAGAGGTTATTTGTTTCGAACTAATACCTTTGTAGACGGTATACTCGTATCCATTAACCGTAAATACCTTATCAGTATCAATAATAATCTTATTAGTTCCTGTATAACTCTTATATATTGTTGATGGATCTACTCCATAATAACTTGTTGAGGATAAAATTAAAACGCCATTCCAAACAAAAGAAGATGTTTTCCAGTTGTCCCACTCAAGGGTAAGGGGTAGAGCGTACTTAACTCCAAACCAAGGGCGCTTATCAACTCTTTGAACTTCTTGCAGGTTTGTTGACTGGTAATAAGATATTGTGTTAAATGTCATTGGTCCATTTAGATTAAGTGATCCAACTCTAGAGCCAAAGTCTAATAGGTTTGGGAATGATATGCCTAAAAAGCCCCACTCTTTTACAGTTATAACTGGATCTTTAACAATTTTTCCGTTCCAATAAAAACCTATGTTGTCTTCTAATCTTCCAGTTCTTACATTTAAAGCATAAATCTTAGCCCGTTCTCCATTTGGATGAATGGCTACCATGTAAAATTTTATATGAGTATCTTTTGATTCAATTTCAAATATTTCTGTTGAAGCGTAGGGGAATGCATCTTGATCATATCTCATTGCTATCTGCATAGCCATAACTTTGTAATTGCTAGACATTTCTTTATTAATTGGAATAGACAAACCACGATTAACTATTGGATCAAATGTTCCCTTTAACTCTATTCCCGTATATCTTGTTAGATAGAGGTATGGAGAACTACCCTTGTAAATTGAAAAAGGATTCCTGTCTTTATAGTCATAGTAGAATCCAGATTTTTTGTATGGATACATTTCATTTCCAAATCTTGTTCCAATTGGATTTGGAGATGTTGAATTAAATGCTTGAGAAGCATACTCAAGGTTTCTAATCTTAACCTTGTTATTTATGATGCCCTTTACATTAAAATCTAAATGTGTAACAAGTGCAAGATCTAACACTCGAACATCTTTTGGTGGATAGACAATCATATTATTTACAACTTCATATTTTGTATTCATCCAGTTATCTCCTGGAACAACAATAGAATCGTTCGAAGGTTTTTCTATGTTAGTAAAGTTTGACTCTAAAAGGTTCGCTCCATTTTCTATATACTGAAATGTTACATAAGATTTAACTAAGGAACTTGAAGTGTCATACTTGTAGTTTTTAGATGCTCTATTTTTTAAATCATCGTAGTTTAAATACCCTGTAAATAGTTGGTTGTCTAAAGACTCATATGTTCTTTGTATTGGAACATTGTACTCATCTAATAATTCTCTATATGTCCACTCATCCGTTTGTTCTTCTTCAACAAAATTTGAGGGTGCTGGATAGTTAATATTAAATTGAATCAGATCAAGGTCATAGTATGAATTATTTTTTTTATCTTTTACAAACTGAGAAAAATATGTTAAAGGAATATAGTCTTCCCAATATCCCTGTATATCAATGTCTAAAGTGTAGTTGTCAAAGTAGGATGAAGGAGAGAGGGTGTAACTTGCCGTATGATCTTGGAACCCATTTATAGAATATGAGTCTACTCCTCCTGAATCAACTACTTGATCCCACTCTGCGCTATTATTTCCAAAATAATCATCTGTAGAGTTATAGGCTACATCTACTGTGTTTGAGTATAATGCAAAAACATTTTCATCGTTTATAGGGATACCCCGCTCATTAAATAATCCCTCAATTTTTTTATGGTTTCGTTCTGTGCAAAAACCAACTTTATATATTTTGCCAGTAAAAGTTTGTGTTAGGTTTGATTTTCCACCTATGTAAAATTTTAATGTATTTATATTACCAAAAAAGGATGCAACGTTGCCTCCAAAATATTTAGAAACTTTATCTATATCTATTCCAGCAGAAAATATTTCGTTTAGTGCTATTCCACCAAGAGGTTGGCTGCCAGACCAAGAAAATGTTGCAAGGATTTGTTCTGTATTTCCATACTTTAATTTGTAAACAATGTTACTGTTAATTGTTGATATTTCAAAGTAGTCAGATGAGTTTTCTGACTCTACTCTAAATAAAGTCTGTGCTTGAGTTGGTTGCTCTAAAAATTTAAAAGAGCCATAAAAAGATCTAACCTTTTGATTTAAAAAATTTAAATTATCAAAATACATATATCCGCTTGTAACGGAGTCAAAAGAAAAGAATTTATCTGATTCATCCTGGATCTCTCCAAGGTCAGAATATAACTGATCAAGGTTTGAAGACCCTAAAACTATTTCTGGAAGTTTGTAGTCTGGGGTACACAAAAGATTATTTTCAACACTTAAGTTATCAACAATTGCCTGGTTCCATTTTCCTATATTTGGGTATGAGTAATT